CTTGTTGTTGAAGCCCAAGATTGGCCGATGGCAGAGAAACTGGCCGCGAGACTTCGGAAGATGTTACCGCCACAGCTTCGAGATGAAGAAGAAGGCCAGCAACAGCAAGCACAGCAAGGCCCGACACCTGAGCAGGTAATGCAAGCGAAGGCACTTGCTCAACAGGAGACAATTTCTCAGCTTGATTTAAAGAAAATGGAAATGGAGTTGAAGAAACTCGAATTTGAAATTCTTAAAGAAGAAGCACAAGCCGCAGAAGCTATGGCTGACGCAAAGAAAGCAGAAGCTGAAGCTATGGGCGCTCACGTAAATGTCGGCGCAACTACGGCAAGAACACTAGAAGAATTAAACCAACCTCCACGGACTGCAGCGACAGGTAAGTCTAATGGAGCTTCACAACCAAACCCACTGTCGTCGTATCCCAGCACGGAGCCTGGCCGCTTTGAAAGGCGCTAACCATGACCACGAAACCTAACGAAGAAGAAACACCGGCTGTCCAAGCTCAGAAACAGACAACTCCTGCACAAGAACCGCCTAAAACTGAACCTACGCAGGAAGAAAAGCCTGACCATTTTGCTGGCTTCATTTCCTCAGAAAATCTTGAGGAAGAAGCAGACCAAGAAGCCACAACTGATGTAACTGACGACACACCAAAAGAAAGTGTGGAAGAAGGTGACACGAAGGTTATTGCAGAAGGTGAGGAAGATAAATCTTCCGAAGAGCACCCCGTTGAAAAACGGATTGGTACACTTGTTCGTCAGAGACGTGAGGCTGAGCGTGAAGCTGCTGAATGGAAAGCAAAAGCACTTGCAAACGAACCAAAACCGCAGGAGGAAGGTACAAAAGAAGCCCCGACAGAGGCAGAACCTTCTCCTGATGATTATCTTGGTGGTGAGCTGGATAGACAGTTTATTATCGACACAGCAAAGTTCCATGCAAGACAAGAATTCGCAACGCTTGAGGCGCAAAAGTCTGTTGAAAAACAACAGGCTGAAAATCGAGCAAAACTCGAAGCTATTGACACAAACTGGGACACCCAGCGTGCAGTAGGTTCGACAAAACACAAAGACTTCGAGGATAAGGTAATTGGTGGCCTCGACCGTGGTGAGTTTCGCTTATCAGACTTTGCTGGAGTAGCAATTAAAGCTTCTTCAATAGGTGCTGATGTTGCGTACTTTCTTGCAGAAAATCCTGCAGAAGCTGACCGCATCTATGCCATGCAACCCTTAGACCAAGTCAAGGAGATTGGTAAGCTTGAAGCCCGACTGGACGCTCCAGCCGCAACTTCGGCCCCTGCTGTCTCTAAAGCCCCGCCACCTCCAAAACATCGTGCATCTGGTGGTGGTGGAACAACTACAATTCCGCCCGATACAGAGGATTTTGCTTCCTTTGCAGCAAAGTACGGCAAACCTCGGTAGAAGGTATAACTACGAAAGGTAAATACTATGGCAAACGCACTACTTACGCCAAAAGTCTACGCCAACGCTATGCTTCTGTTGTTGAGAAACAACTTGGTCATGGGTCGCTTGGTTGAGACCGACTTGAATAACCTTAATCCGAAGATGAAAGGGGTTACTCACAAGAAAGGTGACACTATTTATATCAAACGTCGTCCTAAGTTTGATATTCGTAGTGGTGCTACGATTGATGTGCAGGACATTGAAATTGGCGAAGTCCCGCTCACCATTGACCAACAGAAGGGTATCGACATTGAGTTTGGCGACTTGGAGTTTGTTAACTCCGTTGACGACTTGCTCATGAACGCCATTATGCAGGAAGAAGCTGCTGCTATCGCGCAGGAAATTGACAGCGACCTTGCAGGAATGGTAAAAACCTTTCCATCGTGGGTAGGAACTCCTGGCGAGACTATTAATTCTGCTGTGGACTTCTTCAAAGGCCCAGAACGTCTTGACCTTATGGCGGTTCCGCAGGATAGACATGGCGTTCTTTCCCCAACTGACTATTGGGGTCTGGCAGGAAACTTCACATCCCTCTATGCACAAGATAAGGTTGCGATGGATGCGTTGACGAAAGCCAAACTTCCGATTGTTGGTTCTGTTCAGCCTTACATGACACAGAATGTACCAAACCTGACCTTAGGGTCTCGTGCTGGTACAATTACTGTGAACGGAGCTGACCAAAATGTGACGTATGCAACTTGCAAGAATACATGGACACAAACTGTGATTCTTCAGGCAGTAACGGCAAGTAAAACCTTTGTCGTTGGTGATACGTTTACAATGGCTGGTGTAAATGCACTTAATCCTTCTTCGAAACTCGATGCAGGATACTTACAGCAGTTTGTTGTAACAGAAGCTGCAACGGCTGATGGTTCTGGTGATGTAACACTTACTATATCGCCTCCCATGATTACTTCTGGTCCGTTCCGTAATGTAACGGCGGCACCTGCTGATAATGCATCTGTTACTCCTCTTGGTACGGCCTCAACCGCATACCCACAGAACGCTATCTTCCATAAGCGGGCGATGGCTCTGGTCTTTGTGAAACCGAAAACTCCGGACTCCGGTAAATACAGCTTCGCAACTGACCCCGAAACGGGTATTATCGTAAGGTACTGGAGAGCTTCAGACTTCACGAACGATACGCACGGACACAGATGGGATGTCTTGTACGGTTATAGTATGATTGATAACCGTCTTGGCACACGCATTAGTGGTACTGCGTAAGTACAAAATTGGGTGAAATAGGGCGATGTATGGAAACGTACATTGTCCCGTTTCACCCAAACATTAACTTCGAAAGGAAAATACTATGACTAAACAAGTTGGAAACGGCAGAGACAAATCTGTTCTCAACGCAGAGGCGGAAAGGGAAACCTTAGTAACCGCCGCTGTTGCAGGAACGGGAGTTGCCAATAATGGTACTGCTACCGACCAAGTTGCTACTGTTGCAGAATATGATTTGCTTGTAACTGCGATTAACGGTATCATTACTGCTCTTCAGGCTCAGGGGCTCATGAAAGCTACTTAAGGAGATTTACGATGAGTACAAGTAAATTCCCTAGCTGGCCCGCATGGCGCTATGGCCCTAATGGTGAAAGTGCTATCTTTCAGCATGAGGCTGAGGTTCCAAAAGATTGGGTTGATAGTCCTGCGAAAGTAGGCAAAGCCCCCGTCAAAACGGAAACTAAGTCACCAGCCGTTAGCCAGAAAGCAACACAACCAAAGCGGAAAGCAAAGTAAGGAATTGCAATGACGACGACTTCTGAAATCATTAAGTCGGCTTTCCGCGAAGCTAACCTTATCCCTATTGGGCAAACACCTTCTAGCGATGAGCAAAGCGAAGCACTTTCCCGCCTCAACTCCATTATAGATAGTGTAATGGGGTTCGAGGCGGGAGAGCGTCTCAAGGATTGGCTTGTCCAAGGCGGCCCGACCGACGGGGTTACTTATTTTTGGTCTTCGGCAGACTGGGAAAAAGTAAGACAGAACTCAAGAATTTTAGCCAACTTGTCTACAGCAGACACAATTTATCTGCCAGCAAACCCGAACAATGGTGCGCGTATTCAAGTTGTTGATATCGGCGCAAACTTTGCGACGTATAATCTTACACTCGACCCTAATAGTCGTATGATTGAGGGGTCTACATCCCCTGTTGTGCTAAGTACAAACGGTACAAATACTACATGGCTTTATCGTGCAGATACAGGAAATTGGGTCAAGTTGACAGATATGGCGGTAGACCTTACCTCCGACCCTGTTATTGACACCGAGTTGCCGTTTCCTCGTAAGTATGATGATATGTTTATTACCATGCTTGCCGTTCGCTTGAACCCCCGTTTTGGGCAGGGTCTTAGTCAGCTGACTATTGCAACACTTGAACGCAGTCGAGGACAGTTCCGCGCCGAGTATCATCAGGTCGAGACTACAAAAGCACCTTCTGGTGTTCTGAACCTTACTGGGCGTGGGAGGCAAGGTAGATGATACCAATTCCACTCGGTACTAGCGCGTATCAACGGACGATTGCAAGAGAACCAGAAATTCGGCTTCTCAATCGTTACTTTGAGAGCAATCCTACTAATCTTGTAGACCAAGTTACGCTCCTTACGCGCCCGTATATTGCTGCTTTGGATACCGTTGGCGATGGGCCACTCCCGCATATTTACAGTCAGGATGGTGCCTTCGACAGTGATGCGTTTATCGTAAGCGACAACGATATTTACCGTAGAGATTTTGTTACAAAAGCAAATACAAAACTTACGGGTACTGTAGGCACGTCCGGCACGCCTTCTATGGTCGCCACGGTTGTGGGTGGTGTTTCGCGCTTGTATGTTGCTGATGGTACAAGCACGTTTCAATATGCGCTCGACGACAACATTCTCACCAGTATTACTACTCCAGATAGTGTTGGAATTGTGTATGTTGTATTTGTAACTCCTCCATC